TGAATGGATATATTATTTAGTTTTGTATTTATATACAGTCATGTTTACTGATGACTTATAGCTTAAACTATCAACTAGTTAGCGGCTACTTGTTTGTTGTCTACCAAAGTCAAACGATGGTACATGTATTTATTTACGGCTTTTTTGGCGTAAATTGTACAGAACCCACGTTGTGCTTTGAAGTCAGCATCAACCAATAATTGACTTGCGAATAAAGGCAAGTATGGAGCGTAAATATAGCCAGCTTCGATGAACATTTCACCTTTAGCACCTACCAAGATTTCATTATCAGGGTAGTATGGATTTTTATATACTTTATATTTTTCATCCAAGATACCTACCAAGTGTGGGCCACCAACGATACCATTTGTAGATACACGTTTGAAGATTTCACGTACTTGACCGATATTTGTATTCAAGGATTCAATGTATGTAGCGGCATTTTTACCACAGATAATAAATGTAGCTTCATAGCGTTTAGTGTTACCAAGAATTGTATTGGACGCATCATTGATAGCATTAAACAATGTAGCTTCATGTGTTTTAACGTCTTGACCTTTATACTCAGGAAGTTTATTCCAAGTAGATTGACTACCAGCGATTTTTAACAAATCCTGCATTATCTCGTTATCAATTTCGTAACCAATTTCACCACTCGTAGCTTTTAGGATAACTGTATCCATATCTAAGCCGAATGACATTTTTAACTTTAATATTACGTACTAATCGTTTCCATTAGCACTCTCATACTTTCATATGAGAATAGACTATATCATGTACCTAAAACAGGCACCCTAGCACTTCCATTTAAGGGATTCTCACCCACTCACTAGAGCCGTACCCCTTTTGACGAATTTCACGTCTATACACAATGATTTATTTTTTGACGCATCATTGCTTCAGGTTAGTCGTTGAAGTCTGTATAGTATCTAAGAAATTACTCTCAGAAAAAACCTCATCTTCTGTTATAAATATAATATTATAACCTAAATCTTTTACAACATTAAACTTAGCTAATACTAAATCATCTGTTATAAACTTTTCTGGTTTGACCTCTAAAACTAAACCATAGTCTTTAAGATAAAAATCAGGATAGTATGTATGTCTAGAATTATCATATACATATTCAAATCCTTTAAACTCATACTCAAAATCTATATTATTTCTATCCAAAAACCTACATATCCTTAACTCATAAGAACTTTTCAAATAATATATCTTACCATGACTAGATGCATATTTACATCTATAATAACCCCTAGAAACATTCTCAGCATACTCTTTAGTAGACCATTTAGCCTTGATTTTCATTGACTGTGCTAATTTACTACTCTGCCTACTCCAATATAACTTAGAATGTATAGAACGTCTTTGTTTTTCTGTATCTAGACTCAAAGCATTTTTTATATTCTTAATCCTAGCATCCCTCTTTTCAGGAATACTCCACTCTCTTTTAAGAACCTCAGAATGTATCTCACTAAAAGTTGACGAGTTGTTTATACCAACTTTAATACTCTTAGCACGTTCTTCTCTATTACTATCTATTCCCCAAAAAGCACACATCATCTCAGACTGCTTTTTACTAAATATAGGAGAATTTAATAGTCCATTCTGAATTTTTACACTTTGAACCTCTTTAAAACCTTCCCTTTTCCACATCTTCTTAGAATTGTCAGATACTTTCTTTTTAAAAGATTCAGACTTACCATTCTCTTTTAAAGACTGTACCTACGAGATGTGATATCTTCATCTTTCCATTGCTCTTTAGTCTTTTGAGAAGTCAAATCTCTTCTATCAGAACAACACAAAGATTGATTAGGGTATTTATTTTTAAATTCTTCTTTAGTTAAGTTATGTACAAGTTTAGTATGTTTTTCTGTTATCATCCTAACTCTTTTATGACATATAGGACATTCAACATAATCAACATTCTCAATCATACCTTCAACATATTTAAACTTCATAAGTTAATCACCACCTATGAAGTTATTATACTATACAAACCTGCTGATTGCCAATTATCACAACACTTAGGACTATATTTTACTATAGCTTTTATTTCACCTTATGTCATCTGTGAACTTGTTTCTGATTTTCATCACCCATGATTAGGTGTCACAGCTTTACGGTTTTTCAGCAATTCACTAGGTTATTCAAGACTCTATTACTAGAATCATGCGACTTAAAAATGTAATCTAAAAATTACATTTTATGCAATTTTATCGTATGCAACGTCAAACATGTATACGGATTTTAATTTTCGTGGACGAGCAACTACTGGCTCAGAAACTACACGTACATCAACTTGGTCTACAGGAGCATCAAAGCTATTTTGGTCATAATCAAAATCAGCTTCCAAATGTGCAACTGTTACACCAGTCAATGTGATTTCACCTGTTACATAATCAACAGTACCAGCACCCAAACCTGTAGTAGCTGTATCAGTAATAGTACCTTTTTTACCTGTTGCATCAGGAACATCGATTAACTCTGCACCGATTTTATCTTCAGAAGTCAAACGGAATGTACCAGGCTTGATAGGAGTATGCAACACTTTTTGAGTTACATTACCACCTGTGATAGTCAAGGACTCACCACTTACGTGTTCACCACTGAAATCACCACCAGTGAAACCACGTTGAGATGAAATCATATCAGTACCAGCTTTGATACCACCTTTGTTGTTACCATAAGTGAATTTCAAGAAGAATACTTGACCATTCCTCCTATCCAAAGGTTGAACTGACACGATATCATTCGCACTTTAATATTACGTACTAATCGTTTCCATTAGTACTCTCATGCTTTCACATGAGAATAGACTATATCACACCCTATATTATAGGGGTACACCATTTCCATTTAAGGGATTCTCACCCACTCACTAGAGCCGTACTCCTTTTGACGAATTTCACGTCTATACACACATATTTATTTTAATGCCCTATGTGCTTCAGGATAGTCGTTGAATTACAATCTATTTATTAATGATTTTATATAATCAATGTTATTATACTCATCATCACCAACATAAAAGATTCGATATCCTTTATCTCTTACTGAATTAAGTTTAATAACATTAATTTCTTCTGATTGAAAACATTTAGGTTTTACTTCTATGAAAGCATTATAATCTACTAAGTAAAAATCAGGTACATATACTCTAACAATACCATCAAAGAAATATTTGAACTTTATTCCCTCATACAAAAAATTAATATTTAAAGTACTAAGAACTTTAGCGAATTCCATTTCCCATGTACTCTTAAAAGTATAATCAATACCACCAACATTACAGCTAATACTCTTACCAAGTTTACCATCTATAACCATGTTAGCGGCATTTAATGTCATCTTTAAACGATACTCTGGATTTTCCCACATCTTAACTAATCTATCATGATGTAATTTCCTAACCCTATCAGTATTTAAAGAATCTCTAATCAACTCAGACTGCTTAGACCTAAAATTAGAATCAGACCACATCTTTTTAGAACTAACTGAAACAGCTTTGTTATGTCTTATAACAAAATCCTCATCTAACCAAGCCTTAGCACCATTCTTACTTTGAGTTGCTTTACCCTCTTCAGAAGTATACCACTTTTTTCTTTTTTCTCTACATGAAGTTGTATTAACAGACTCTTTAGTTTTACTCTTTATCCTATCTCTAACAACCTTACATGTTGTTTCACAATTAGGATAATTAGTTTTAAAGTCTTCAAAAGACATACCATGTTTACCTTTAATATGTCTAACCAACCTCTGCCCTCTATGACCACATATAGGGCACTCTACAAAGTCAATATCTTTAATCATAATAAATATATTATAACTGCTAATTACCAATTATTGCAACACTTAGGACTATATTTTACTATAGCTTTTATTTCACCTTATGTCATCTAACTAATTTTTTCTGCTTTCGCCACATTCACACCTACCCTTTCGAGTTATGTTGTAGTTTAGTTAGCTTTACGGACTCCTAGCAATTAAGTGTATTTTCTTACTCTCATTACTGAAAATAAGGACTACGAACAAATATTTTTATTCACCAATCAAATTAGGCATTACTGCTGTGATAATATCGAACACATTAGAAGTGAAAGTGTTAACCATAGAAATGTCAGTGCCTTCATGAATAGCTGTACCATTCATCATACGACCTTTAGTCATTTCTAATTCAGATTTTGTGTTTTCAAGCAACAAAGAAAGTTGAGTTGCTTCTACATCGGAGTAACCCTCTACATGTTCTTTAACTACATCTGTATATGCACTCCAAGATTCCAACAATGGACGATATTGCTCATAAATATTTGTTTTCATATGTTAAATTATTTCCCTTAAAATAAAATTTATACTAACTTATATAGTAATGAACACTAACCCCTCCGATTAGAGAATAACTCACCAACTCTAGGCTTAGCATTTACGATATTCTCTTTTCTAACACGGGAAGATTCATTAACAATTTGAGTATCTACAATAGAATTTTTAAATGTATTCATACTATTGTTATTACTCATGGATTCACAAATAGAATATACATCAGACTTATTAAAACCTACAGGCAACTTAGACTGAACAGATTCTACTGTTAACCCATAATTACCAGCAATGACTGAAATTAAATCATGTTTGATTGATTTATTTACAGCTTTAATGGAATTATAAGACTCATCAAGTGAATCAACCTCACCACTAAGCTTTCTAATTTTTGCCTCTAAGTCTTTAATCTTCTGTTCGTATTCTTCAATTTGGTTATCTCTCCTATCAATAGCAGATTGATAACCACCCTCAACACCATCTAATTCCTCAGTTAGTGATTGTACATCTGTTTTTAAAGCTGTGATTGTATCTTGCTGTGCTTGAATTAACGCATCTTTCTTATTAATATCAGTAACAGCTAATGCAATCTCATCATAAGCTTCAGATAATTCATTTTCTAATTTGTCTTTATCTTGTGAAAGATTTTTATTATCCTCACCTAAAGACTTATTAGTTTTTAAACTCTCATCTAGCTTACGTTCTAACTCTCTATTAGATGTAGTCAAACCCTCTTGAATTAGAGAAGTATTTTGATACTTTAATGCCTTGCAGGCTTCCTCAATAGAATTTAACTCATCTAAATCAGACTGTAACTCATCAATCTCATTTTGCAACTCAATAATCTGTGCATCTTTCCTTGCAATAGTGTCTTTTAGGCTTTCAACTTCAGATTGTATCTCGACCTCTTTATTCTTAGAGTCTTGAAGTACATTTGAAATTTTATTTAGAGCATTGTCTAAACTTTGTTTCAAACCCTCATTCTCTTTTTCAAGAGATTGTTTTTGAGCCTTAATAGATTGAAGTGTTCGCTGTAAAGTATCAATTTGTGATTCACTATCATCAATAACCTCAATAGTGTCTCCGTCATCTACAACAGCTTCATCACGTTTAGCAACGATTATATCCTCAACACTTTCAAGTAATAACCTCTCAGGTGTTAAGTCATAACCATCAATGCTATATATAAAGGACTTAATATTTTTAAAGTCCTTTTCATCACACTCTTTAATAATTTTAAAAAGAGCGTTATGAACATTTGTTTCTAGTGTCTGTTTTTCAACTACACCCTCAGTTACAACATCATTAGGACGTGCAGACTGAACAGACGGGAATGGAACAGCATCAAACGTAATAAAATTATATTGATTCTCATCTACCTCAATATAATCCTTACGTTGATGTAATGCACCACCAGCCCTAGATGAATAGCCGATAACACCACCAGCCTCATATAATGTATTAATGATTCTACCAAAAGGAGTATCAAGAATATGTATCTCACCGAAGATTTGGTTAGATTGTGGCACTTTCCACATCTTAGCAATCCTATGAGAAACCCTCTCAAAATCTACTTCCATCCTATCAGCGGGGTGATTAGCCTCACCATATAAGGTATTATACATTAACTGTTCTGTTACGTATGGACTAGCAAGAACATTATCCCATAACTTCTCAGAATACTTTCTACCATTCCTATTTAGAGAATCCCACTCAGCAAGCGGCCCTCTAATTACCCTTAGAACAGAATTAGAGGTAGAATCCGTAGGTACATTACTCTCGTATACACTCCTATCAAATACAGAAATATCTGATAAGTATGTCTTTTCACTATTATTCATGCAGTACCTAATACCCCCAAAGTAACAATAAAACATTATCAACTAACCACATGCTAGTTAACAATATGTATAAAATTGAAATACAAAATCTACTTTTAAGGTCTATAATGTACCTGACATCCTCTCATGACTTTTAAGCCATTGAAGTTCCTACCCAAGAATACTTACTTCTACACATTAGTATAAAAGCATTGGAATTCAGATTCAGTAGGCTATCCCCATGTGTCCCA